AAATAATCTCTAACGTATATCGTTGTTGTTGTATTCATATGTGTAGGGTAGCCCCTCTGCAGGTTACAGAGGGGCTACTTTTTATGAAGACCACAGTCATCGCCGATTCTTTACACCTCTTGCCATTCTATATGTTGCTCGACGGATAGCACAGTTAAGCACATCTAGAACGAGGGGGATGATTACTGCAGTCATTACTTTTCTTACGTCTCTTACCATACGAAAGTCGATGCCACCATTTTGTTTTGGGTTTGTCTTCGACCAGTAATGATAAGAAGAAAGTTATCATAGAAAAGATTACGCCTGTGATAATAGCTGTAGACATACCGCTGAATGTACCAATGAATAGGAACGGTACACCCAACGTAAAGAGTATGTCCCAAAAGACTTGCGTCCTTGCTATGAAAGACAGCGAGAAAATTTTACATAGAATGATGATGTAAGACAGAGCACAAAGAAAACTGAGGAATAAAATTTCCATAAAAAATTTTTCTCTCAACGATTTGTCTGTTTAAAAAAGAGCCACGCCTGTGTTACGCCTGTGCCGTTCCCCCCTACTCCCCGACGGAGGAGGGGACGAGCAAGATGGTTAAGACTTTGAGCATGAGTAACGTCATGAACTCAACGAGGCTGAAGTACAGTACCATACTGCACAAGGCGATGGCACAGAACGAACCGATGAAGGAGTGACGAATACCTTGAGGAACTAGATTCCAAGAAGCGACAAGTCTTTGTCGCACTTCAATAAGAAAAGCTACAATAGTTTTGTAGGCTTGAACGAAACGATTTGGTTTCTGATATGTAATGGTTGGTGTAGTCATGATAAGAGTAAGCAGTTTAGCGTCATGCTTAGGACGGATTCTAGTGATATATAATGTACTAATGGCGAGTAGCTACCAACTTCTCGCACTCACGCCGTCTCTTCATGACACGGTCGAGGTGTTGGTCGTCGGTGTCGGATGGCTTGCGACGAGGGATGGTCATCGAGTAGGCGAGACGTATCTCGTCAGCGTTGTCGCTGGAGAGCATCGTCTTGATAAGCGTGATGCGTTTGTCCTTGGGACGGTAGCTTGGCTCGGGCAGGGTGTCCTCGTAGAGACCGCCCAGTACACCCTTGGAGCCACGGGGCTTGCCTCGATTGAGACGGGTGGTGTCGCCCACGTACAGGGAATCGTCGGGGTCGCACTCAGGGTCTTGCTTGAAGTTGCGGTGGTAGTCCTTGAGACGGATGAACTCCTCGGTCTCGTCAACGGAGTCGACTGGGTCAGGCATCGCTGACTCGTGGAGTTGCTCGTAGGTCTCGTAGTTGACCGACGAGATAGATGTTGCAAGCTCCTGCTTGAGCATCTTGTAGGCACGCTCGACTGCATGGTGAGGTACGCTGTCGTCGTGGAGTAGCTTCCACCAGAGACGATAGAGGTCAGCGATGTACTGGTCTTGCTGACGGGACAGAGCCTGCAAGCAGGACATGTCGCCACACTGGGCATCGTCGTTGGGATTGCAATGGTCGGTGTATAGCTCGTGCTCCAAGACCCACGAGTCAACAATCATGTTGGGGTCGATGTCACGTTGGAAGACAGAGCCACGTGTGCGACGAGCTATCTTGCGGGACTCAGCTTTAGCTAAGATAAAGAGCTGACGCCAGCCCTCGTTCCAGTCATCGGAGTAACGCTCGGATGACAGCGTATGGTTTACTAGTTCATTAATAGTCATAAGAAAGGTGAGCAGATTAACGTCGTGCTCAGGACGGTATGAGTTAGACAAGGACAGGTTCTTCGGAGACAACATCGCTGAAGAAGTCAGACGGTGCGGTGCAGAATGTGAAGTAGTAACGTCCTGATGGCTCGCCTGTATCTTTGTCAGGGACTTGGTTGCCTTCGGTGGTGACGATGACGTCGACCACATCGCCAGCTTTGCCAAGCGGGATGTTGGAGTCAGACCAGAACTCGATAGGCTGACGCTGTTGAGTGACAACCTTGGTGAGTGCCTTGGGCTTGCTGATATCACCGAGGTCTTTTTTGGCTTCGGTAATGAGAACACGTGCTGTAGACGTGGTGTTGGGTTGGTTTAGTATGATGGACATAATATTTTTTTTGGTTAGTTGTGACTGTATTGTCGTGAATCCCCTCTCCTGTGACAGAGAGAAGGTAGGAGAAGAGAGAAGAAAAAAGGGGGTTGCCCCCCCAGATGGTTAGGATTGTTCTGCATGGTACAGTTGGTCGACGGCGTTGACCATCGACTCCTCGCGGTCAGCACCGAGGTCGAAGCGGTAACCGTCCGACATCACGAGAGCCTCGACGAAGAGGTGGTAAACGAGATGGTCAAGACAAGCTGTGATGCAGGGATATGACTCACGGGCAGGCAGGCACGAGGCGATAAGCATCTCGTCAAGCTGGTCATCGGTAAGAGCAACGAAGCTCATAGGGGTGTGAATCTCCCAACCAAGCTTGAGGTACTCGGCGATTTGAGACTCGGCTTCGTCGGGACGGATGTCGCCCGCCCCCGCTAGGTGAGCACCTTGCTCGTCGTCCAGTTCGAGTTCGGTAACTTCAACGAGGTTGCCGTTGAGCAGGAACTCAATACGCTGGGCTTTGTCAGGAGAGGTGAGGATGAGTAGGTTATTCATATTGATATATTGGTTAAGTTAAGTCGGTGATGTACGTCGTGCACATAACCAAAGGGTAACGGAGTTGTCAGATAGGTCGGGGACGAGCCCATTTGGTTGACACTTTAGTGGCATTCCAAATGGAGCTCCTGCCATGACCAGCCCGCCCTGCGTGAGCAGGGTTTGCTCCTCTCTGTTCTGGAGCTGGCGGAAGAACATTCAGAGGAGACGGAAGCTGGCATGAGCAGGTTCGCACAGCAACCCTATTGACTGCTCCGCCTTTGTTGTGTTAGGGCTGTCTGCTCGATTGTAAGACTCATCTTGGTTACTTGGATGACTCCAAGTAACTCGTCCGCAAGGACGAAAGCTCCTTTGTCCACTTTCGGAAAGTGGTCGTAGCTCATGGTCTGGAGGACATCCAGTGGATGTCCGCATGTACGTCATCCAAGGGACACGACCCTTGGTGCATCTATCTGCTTGTCAGATAGAGGCATATGCTACGATGGTACTCTAAGTCCTTGATACTAAGTAATCTACGTCGCAGATGAGCGGGGTTAGGATGCTACCTGAAACGATGATGCTAAGCGTGCAGGGAACGGAGTGCGTAAGGTATTGGAATCCAATATCTTATGCACGGAGGAACGGGAGCCACAGCGTCGGGGGGTCAGGAGGTGCATGTAAGCAAGAGGCTGGGACAGAGAAGCGACAGCCCGCAGTACCGTGAGACCTGAGCATCCGAACAGGATGCGTAAGCCGAACGGTACGAGGACTCACGTGGAGACGCCACGGAAGCATCGGAATCCGATGCGTTAGTAGCGTCGGAACATCTGATGAGCCTCCGACCACAGCTACTGGACTGCGAAAAACTGAGGCTCATGTAACTAAGGGATAGCCCCCCCTATGGGGGAAATACGCACTAAGCGACAATAGGGGTCCCTACCTGCGTATAAATTTTTCGAGTTTTTTGTTGACACTGTTGACAGCATGTTGACACTTTTTTGAGCTAGGTGACTTTTATAAGTCAGTATCTATATCAACGACTTACGTAATTGTTGACACTGTTGACACTTTTTTCTGAGTAAGTTCCATTACTAGTTTGTCTGAGCAAAATAAGTGTCAACAACGTCAACACTTTCATAAGTCCTTGATTATCTTATATAGTAACTACTGCCACCACCCCTGATTCTGATGTCAACAAGGTGTCAACAGTGTCAACACATCTTGACAAACCAAGAACCATAACCCATAGATTAATGTGTGCCCACAGAAAAAGTAGACAAACGAACCTACGCAGCAGGCAAACCGAAACAGGTAATCAAGCAACAGGCAGCCAAACGCAGCCGATGTCATCGTAAACGCATGAAAGCAGAGAAGGACATGAAGGAGGCTCAATCGAAACTACGCAAGGTTGAGAAAGAGCTAACCACCAAGCAACAGTTCTTGGAGATAATGAGCCAAGCTCCTACGCCAGCCCAGCAGCGTAAGGCACTACTGGCATTGTTTTACGAGAAGGGTGTTAACCCTATCGAAGAGCTACTCCAGTACGCAGCTGACCCTGACGTGGAGAAGCGTGACAAGATAGCTATCTGGAAAGAGATATGTAGCTACACCCAGCCCAAGCTCAAGAGCGTGGACGTACAGGGAACTCTGAATGGCGAGATGAAAGTCATGACAGTAGATTATTCCAAAGTATCAAAGTCCAGCCTTGCAAATCCTGTGGAAGCAGAAATAGTGGAAGCAGAGTACGACGAATTTTTAAGCGAAGAAGACAAGCATGAGTGAGGAAATATTAAATCAGGTGTGTGGAATTTTGGGGGAACACTTCCGAAACTATGTTGTCATAGCATCTGACGACGAGTCCCCACTTGTCTACGACGTACGCTTCAGCGACCCCTACGCAGCCAAGGGGCTACTGGAGTCAGCTACTGATTACCACGACAGCTTTATCTCTGGTGGCACAGACCACGAACACGACGACATCGACTGGGTTACAGTTGATGATGAAGATGACGAGGAATACGAAGAAGAAGAATGAGTGTACAAGTTCCTGCACAGGGATGGGAGCCTAGAGCTTATCAACTCCCTTTGCTCAAATACATGTCGCAGTCCAAGCGGAACTTGCGAGCGGTAGTAGCATGGCATCGACGTGCTGGTAAGGATTTGACCTGCGTCAACATCGTAGCCATCAAAGCTCTGCAACGTGTAGGTACGTATTGGTACGTCCTGCCCTATGGTAATCAGGCACGACGCATTGTCTGGAACGGCATGACAGGCGAGGGCAAGAAGTTCATTGACTACTTCCCCAAGGAGATAGTGGAGAAGAAGAGCGAGCAGGAGATGCGTATCCACCTAAAGAACGGTAGCGTCATTCAGTTGATGGGTTCTGACGACCCTGACAAAATGGTGGGAGCAAATCCCATAGGTGTGGTGTTCTCTGAGTTCAGTATCTCTGACCCTGCAGCTTGGCAGCTCATCAATCCCATCTTAGCAGAGAATGGGGGGTGGGCATTATTCAACGGCACGCCTCGTGGTGAGAATCACTTCTACAAATTATTATTAAAAGCCCAGAGCGATGGGGCTTGGTACAGCAGTCACCTGTCGGTAAAGGACACAAAGGCGATACCACCTGACGAGCTACGACGTGCACGTGATGAGCTAAACAACGAAGCCCGCTTTCAATCGGAGTACATGTGTTCGTTCAAGACACCTGTCGAGGGTAGCTACTACGGACCTTACATTACCAAAGCCTACAAGGAGAAACGTATTCTCGACGACTTATCCCCTGACCCCATGCTCCCAGTCCACACTGCATGGGACTTGGGTATGGACGACGCCACGACTATCTGGTTCGTCCAGCTCTTCAAGAACGAGGTACGTGTGGTACACTATTACGAGAACAGCGGTGAAGGCTTACCCCACTACGCCAGAGAGCTAAATCGTTTTGCGGTACAGAAGGATATTATTTACGGCAAGCACTACGCTCCGCACGACATCAAGGTGCGTGAGCTTGGCACAGGCAAGAGCCGTCTGGAGATAGCCCGCAGTATGGGACTGAAGTTTACCCCAGTGAAGAAGCTGCCTATCATCGACGGCATAGATGCGGTGAGAGCACTCCTACCGCGCTGTTGGTTTGGTCGCTCGTCCTGTGCACGTGGGCTTGAAGCCCTCAAGGGCTACCGCAAAGAGCTCCACCCCAGTCGAGGTCTGTTCCGCAAGAC